GCTCTATCCACTCCTGCCCGACCGAATGGCTGTGGATAGAAACGAAAGCGGCGAACTGGTCTACACCTACCAAAGTGACAAGGGTCAGGTCAAGTTACGTCGCGAGAATATCCTGCATATCCCCGGCTTGGGCTTTGACGGCCTTATAGGTTACTCGCCGATTGCGATGGCAAAGAACGCCGTGGGGCTTGCCCTTGCAACGGAGGACTACGGCGCTACGTTTTTCGCCAACGGAGCGAACCCCGGCGGTGTACTGGAACACCCCGGTGTCATCAAGCCGGAACAGGCCGACAGGCTCAGAGAAAGCTGGCAGTCGCAATTCGGAGGCGCAAATGCACACAAAGTAGCGGTTTTGGAGGAAGGTCTTAAATTCCACCAGATGTCCATACCGCCGGAACAGGCGCAGTTTTTGGAAACACGTAAGTTTCAGATAAATGAAATCGCCCGTATTTTCAGAGTACCTCCTCATATGGTCGGCGACCTTGAAAAGAGCAGCTTCTCCAACATCGAACAGCAGTCTTTAGAGTTCGTCAAGTATACCCTCGACCCGTGGGTGGTCAGGTGGGAGCAGTCTTTACAGCAGGCTCTCATTCTGCCATCGGAAAAAGCGACGATCTTTATCAAGTTTAATCTCGACGGACTACTTCGCGGCGACTACCAAAGCCGTATGCAAGGCTATTCAACAGGCATTCAAAACGGATTTATGTCGGTCAACGATGTACGTGGCTTGGAGGATATGAATCTGCTGACTGCCGAGGAAGGCGGCGATCTGCACTTCGTCAACGGCAACATGGTCAAGCTGGCCGATGTTGGAGCAGCATACAAACCAAATGAAACGGAGGATACAAGCTAATGGCAAAAAACAAGAAGTTTTGGAACTGGGCGCGTGATACTGACGAAAGTGGCGAGCGCGTCCTTTACTTTGACGGAGAGATCTCGGATGAGACTTGGTGGGGTGATGAAATCACTCCGGCAATGTTCAAATCGGAACTCTTCTCAGACAAGGGTGACATCACCATCTGGCTAAATTCGCCCGGCGGAGACTGCATCGCTGCAAGTCAAATCTACGCCATGTTGATGGATTATCCGCACAACGTCACGGTCAAGATTGACGGCATCGCCGCTTCTGCGGCAAGTGTCATCGCTATGGCTGGCACGAAAGTCCTCATGGCTCCCACCGCCCTGATGATGGTGCACAATCCACTGACCATCGCCATCGGTGACACGGACGAAATGCAAAAAGCCATCTCCATGCTGGACGAGGTCAAGGAATCCATCATCAACGCCTACCAGGTCAAGACCAATCAGTCGAGAGCAAAAATCTCCCACTGGATGGACGCAGAAACGTGGATGAACGCAAACAAGGCGATTGAACTGGGTTTCGCTGACGGTGTGCTGGAAGACAGCAAAAGACATCAAGCCACTCCGACCTATGCGTTCAGTCGCAGGGCAGTCACCAATTCCTTGCTTGATAAGGTAAAGACCAAAGAACAACCGCAACCCGAACCTGAGCCGCAAGGCGTACTCGCTGAGTCGCTTCAACAGCGGCTCAATTTGATTATCCACTAAATTTATGGAGGTAATGACAATGAATAAAATCCTTGAACTGCGCGAGAAGCGCAACAAAATCTGGAACACCGCAAAGGAGTTCCTTGACCAGAAGCGCGGCGCGGACGGGTTTGTTCCCGCTGAAGCTGCCGCAGAGTACGACAAGATGGAAGCCGACATGGTCGCTCTCGGCAAGGAAATTGAGCGTCTGGAACGCCAGGCGGCCTATGACCTTGAGATGAGTAAGCCTACATCTGCTCCTATTTTGGGTGCGCCGAACAAGTCCACTGAGGACAAGACTGGCCGTGCGTCCGCCGAATACAGAAAAGCATTCTGGAATGCCATGCGCACTCGTGGCAACGAGGGTCTTGATATGAGTGTAAAGAATGCCCTGCAAATCGGCACCGACTCCGAGGGAGGCTACCTCGTGCCCGACGAATTCGAGCGCACGCTTGTGGAAGCCCTCGACGAGGAGAATGTCTTCCGCAGGTTGGCAAACGTCATCACCACCTCTTCCGGTGATCGTAAAATTCCTGTCGTAGCATCCAAGGGCACCGCATCGTGGATCGACGAAGAAGGTACCATCCCCGACAGCGACGATGCTTTCGGCCAGGTGTCCATCGGCGCTTACAAGCTCGGTACGCTCATCAAGGTATCCGAGGAACTCCTAAACGACAGCGTGTTCAATCTCGAAGCTTACATTTCCAGAGAGTTTGCAAGGCGCATCGGTAATAAAGAAGAGGACGCCTTCTTTACCGGCGACGGCTCCGGCAAACCCACCGGCATCCTTGCTGCGACTGGCGGTGCACAGCTTGGCGTAACCACGGCAGGAGCTACCGCCGTCACGATGGATGAGGTGCTTGATTTGTTCTACTCGCTTAAGGCGCCTTACCGCAACAAGGCTGTATTTGTTATGAACGATGCTACTGTAAAGGCCATCCGCAAGTTAAAGGATGGGCAGGGCCAGTATCTGTGGCAGCCCTCCCTGCAAGCGGGTACGCCTGACACCATTTTGAACCGTCCTGTTTACACCTCCGCATATGTACCTACCATCGCTGCAGCCGCCAAGACCATTGTGTTTGGAGACTTCAGTTATTACTGGGTAGCCGACCGTCAGGGGCGTGTGTTTAAGCGACTGAATGAACTCTTCGCTGTCACCGGGCAGGTGGGCTTCGTTGCCACCCAACGTGTGGACGGCAAATTAATTCTACCGGAGGCTATCAAGGTTCTCCAGCAGAAAGCTTAACGGAGGTGCAATATGAGCTATAACACAAAGAACTATACCGAACAGGGCGGCGAAAAAACCGTCATCGGCGGCACGCTGGAAATCAAGGAGGGAGCCTCGGTAACGGGGCTCTCCGCCGACCCTCTCCTTGTGGCAACTGGGGATACTCTTGGCGGTGTGAAAGCCGCCGCTGCTGGTGAGGATGACACTGTCGAAGTTAAAATCGGCGATGACAGTAAACTGTATGTTCAAGCACTTGCTGCGGCAACAGACGAAACTTTAGGCGGTGTCATAGCTGACGAAGCAACCGAGGACGACACCGTCGAAGTTAAAATCGGCGATGACCATAAGCTGTATGTCCCGACATATCCTACCGATGCTACGGAGTCAGTCTCCGGACTTGTGAAAGCTGCTGCGAATCAAGCTGACAGCATAGCTGAGGACACAGCCACTCTTGTCACGGATTTCAATGCCCTGCTCGCAAATCTGAAAGCTGCGGGATTGATGGCAGACCAAGAATAATGGAGGTGAGCGGCGATGACGCCAACGGAATTGTTGCCAAAAGTTAAAGAAAATCTAATACTGACACACGCTGATGACGACGATCTGCTCCTGCGCCTCATCGCCGCCGCTGTCAATTATGCCGAGAGCTACCAGCATATTGCGGAGGGCTATTACACCGAAAATTCTATGCCCGCCGCAACTGAACAGGCCGTAATCATGCTTGTATCGAATTGGTACGAATCCCGCGATGGCTCAACGGCCGGTTTCTTTGCCGACAGCGTTCAGGCTTCTCAACAAGTCTGGAATACGGTCAACATGCTTATGCGTCTTGACAGATTGTGGGGTGTGTAAGCATGGGATACGGAAAAATGAGTACGCCAATCAACATCATCTCAACCGATCCAGTCAAAGATGCGGAGGGCTTCGTCACCAAAGGCGACAACATTATCGCTTCGGTTAAGGCCTATAAGGAAGTTCGCAACACCACCGCAAAATGGGAACGGATTATTGGGAACGCAGCGTTTTCAAGCGTAACAGCGATGTATCGCTTCCGCAAAATTCCAGGCTTAACGGTCACGACTTCACACTTTATCTCCGAAGCTGATGGCCGCTATAACATTATTAACGCGGAAGATGTACGTGGACGCGGGATGTATATCGAAGTGTTGGCGGAGAAATTGGAAGGGACGGTGAGGTAATGGCAAAAATCGAAATGAAAATGCCGGAGGAATTCCTCTTAAAACTCTCTCGCCTTGGCAATAAAACGGATGAAATTATCCCCAAAGTGCTGGAAGCAGGCGGTGAAGTCGTTCTTTCTAAGGCAAAAAGCAACCTCTCCTCTGTAGTCGGGCATGGCACGAAAACAAAGAGTCGTTCCACAGGTGAGTTGGAAGACTCTCTCGGTTTGTCGCCTGCGAAGCAGAAACGGGACGGCTCAGGCTGGGATATCAAAATTGGTTTTGCCGAGCCAAGAAGTGACGGCGACAGTAACGCCAAAATCGCTAATATTCTCGAATACGGTAAGCACGGTCAGCCGCCGAAACCCTTCATGAGACCAGCCCGCAGACAATCGAGGAATGCGGCTATTGAAGCGATGAAGGAAAAATTCGACCAGGAGGTGGAGCGCATATGAGCATTTTGCAGGAACTGAACGCGCTGCTCTCTCCTCTACTACCGGTGGAAACGGGCATATTCAGCGGTGTTGCACCCAACGAGTATCTTGTTCTCACACCGATGACGGATGAGTTTGCCTTGTTCGGGGATAATACACCGCTTATTGATGTGTCCGAGGTGAGGATATCCCTGTTTTCAGAAGGCAATTACATCAACCGGAAAAATCAGATTACCGCCGTCCTGCTTGGTGCGGCGTTTACGATAACAGATCGCCGCTACATCGGCTATGAGAACGATAGCGGCTATTATCATTACGCCATCGATGTGGCGAAAGAATACGAAACGGAGGAAATATAACATGGCTACAATTGGTCTTGATAAACTCTACTACGCAACAGTCACCGAAGCGCCTATTACGGGTCACGAGACCTACGACACTCCGGTAATGCTGGCTAAGGCAATCTCAGCTGAATTATCTATCGAACTTGCGGAAGCGACACTCTGGGCGGACGATGGTGCCGCTGAAATCATCAAGGAATTCAAAAACGGTAAGCTTACCCTTGGTGTGGATGACATCGGAAAAACCGTCGCCGCAAAGCTGACAGGAGCGACCATGGATGAAAACGGCGTTCTTATTTCGGCTTCAGAGGACGGTGGCGACCCTGTTGCTATTGGATTTCGGGCAAAAAAAGCGAATGGTAAGTACCGCTACTTCTGGCTTTACCGCGTGAAGTTCGGCGTTCCGTCCACCAATCTCGCCACCAAGGGCGATAGCATCACCTTTTCCACACCGAGTATTGAAGGTACTGTTTCCCGCCGCAATAAACCGGACGGCAACGATCGTCATCCTTGGAAAGCGGAAGTTAACGAAGATGATGTGGATGTGCTACCAGGTGTGATCAGCGGTTGGTATACAGAAGTGTACGAACCTGACTTTGACACGGGTTTGGAGGGTTAATGCATGGATAACGAACGAAGTGCCGTCATAAAAATCGGCGATGAAGATTATCAGTTGATTCTGTCCACTCGTGCTACAAAGGAAATCGCCAAACGCTACGGCGGACTGGATAACTTGGGTGATAAGTTAATGAAGTCAGAAAACTTCGAGATGGCGCTGGACGAGATTATTTGGCTGATTACGCTCCTTGCTAACCAGCCCATCCTCATCCACAACCTGCGCAACAAGGAGAAACCGAAAGATCTGCTGACCGAGGAGGAAGTGGAATTGCTCACCTCGCCACTTGAACTGGCGGCGTATAAGTCGGCAATTACCGAGGCGATGTTCAAAGGGACGGCTCGTAACATCGAAAGCGAGGATGGTGAACCAAAAAACGCCGAGGTCGGGTAAGCGACGATGAGTTGTTTACCCGACTTTTATATTACGGTACGGTTCATCTGAATCGCTCCGAAGAGGAAACGTGGCTCACCCCGATAGGGCAATTGCTGGACTTGTGGGAATGCCATCGCCAGTTCCTCGGAATGACCAAACCAAAGCACGAACAGTTTATCGAAGATGTCATCCCTGATGGCATCTAATTTTTTTGAGGGAGGAGGTGTTTTAAGTGCCTGATAATTTATCCTACATCTAAGATAAATTATCATATCCCATAAATAAAGTTATCCTCCTTTCTCCCCAGAATCATAGAAAAATCCGGGGAATTCGTAGTGAACTCCTCGGATAATTCTTCATATGTGTTTATCGATACAAGAACGGTAAAGCCTGTGGCAACGGCTGTGGAGTGGTCTGTGTGGAGACATCCGGCAATGCTTTTCCACGCTCGTCCAGGTATTTGTTCGCCAGTTCAGGGGTCACGGTTGCGTATATGCATGTGGTCGCAAGAGAAGAGTGCCCCAGGAAGGCCTTAATTGCAACAAGAGAGTCACCGGCTTCAAGCATATGGACTGCAATAGAATGCCTAAACGAATGAGGAGAATAGCTGTCTTCTTTGAAAAGATTCGGATGCTGTGCTTTCGCCTCTGTGACATATTTCTTGACAATTCCCTCAACACACGCAATTGACATGTGTTCGTGGGTCTGGCTGGAGAATAAGTGCCGCCCCTTTGTTTCCCTTGAGGCAAGGTCGAGATTTCTGCTCTTCAGGTATTCTTTCAGTATGGCAGTGCAGCTGTCAGGAATGGTTACAACACGGGTTTTGCTTCCTTTACCCGTCAATCGGATTTTCGTAGGAGTCCCCAATGTAATGTCTGCCAGGGTGATATCGCAAAGCTCCTGTGCACGCGCACCTGAAGCATACAGCAAGCTCATAAGGGTTAAATCGCGCTGCCCAATCAACCTGGATATATCCGGCGAATTTAGAAGAATCGTGATTTCTTCCTTTGAAAAGTGCTTGAAGCCGAGCTTTTTGGGTTCCTTCTTTTTGGGAACCCGTGAAATGCCGGAGTGAAAAGACATGGATGCCGTAAACGACCTTTTCGCAGCAAACTTGGCAAACGTAACAATCGAAGCACGTCTCAGGTTCCTCGTTTTTACAGAACATCCACGGTCTTCCTCGAGGTGTAGCAGAAAATCTTCAATGGTATCGCCGGATAACGATTCAAAAGTTACCTTCTCGGGCGGCAATCCTTTCACGTTCCATAAATAATGAAAGAGAAGCCGAAAGGCATATTGGTATGAAGTAATGGAATTTTCGCTTAATCCCCTTACATGTGGAAGGTAATCGGTAAAAAACTCTTCCAACAACGAGGTGACTTCGTTTGTTTTTCTGCTCATTCAAAAGACACCTCCGGAAATACGGACTGGATTGCATTGGATACCTTCTCCTGCGAATCGGTATACATTGTATAGTCTGTGGTTAAATATTTCTCCGTTCCGAAAAATGTTTCGTGCCCCAGATAGGCAGACAGATAAGGAGCTGTTTCTTCAAGAGTACGTCCTTCGGATACGGCTTTCTGGAATGATTTAAAGGTGAAATAATGCCGCAGGGTATGCGTTGAAATACAACGCTCAAAAGGCTCTTTGCGCTGGTTATCAACACCTGCTTTTTCAAGGACTTTAGAAAACCAATATCCGAATGTTTGTACATCATAGGGTTTCCCGGTTTTCTCGCTATTGACAAACAAATACACAGCGTCATCACAATCGGTAAACCTCCGTTTGCGGTACTGGGCAAGAAGATTTTTCATCGAATCGCTAACCGGTACACGTCGCTGCTTGTTGTTTTTCGCTTGCTTAATTGTAATGACTCCGTTGTCAAGGTCAACGTCTTTCCATTGAAGCGCAAGGGCTTCACCTACTCTCAGACCACAGCCGTAGAGCACACGCAACAGAACCGGAAAAACGAAGGCACTTTCGGCCTTTGTATAGCTTACTTTACAATTATCTGCCACGGCAATGATTCTGCTGAATTCCTTATCGGTAAATGTGTAAGCTTTGTATGTAGATGAAGCACGGAAAAAATCAGGTTCACACGCTGGGATGCCCAGAGCTGTCAGATAACGAGCAAATTTTCGTATTCTGCCGATTTCGTAATTTCTGGTTGTTTCCGCTATTGAAAGAGTACTGAGCCAATCCATCAGAAGCTTTTCAGGGAGTGCTTTTTTGGTAATTTTTGCTTTGACCAAATACTCATCGAGGCTTCTAAAAGTGGATACATAGCTTTCTGTGTCTCTCTTGGCGGAACAAAGCAACTCCAGATAATCATTCATTTCCTGAGAAAGGATGCTCTTAAAAATGACTGCCATTTTTCATGCCTCCTCCGCCATATATTGTGCAAACAAACCACTGGGTGCAGGAACTTCAAGCGCACAGGATCTCAGCCCCTCAATTGAAAACTCTACATAGTGGCGGGTAGAATCCCGGTTGACGTGACCAAGAAGGACTCTTACCACTTCGTAGGGCACATTTTCCGCAATCAACTGACTTGCAAAAGTCATTCTAAGCGCATGAGTGCTGTGGCGACGGTCACCGACATTAATTTTTGCTTTTTTGAAATGCCTTGAGGTTATGTGCGAAACGGCATGTTGTGTCAATGCTCCCCCGTATCCGTTGAGAAAAATATACGGCTCATCAGACTCTTCACGACCGTTATCGATATAATCGTGTAGAGCCTTTGCAACTTCATCAGGCAGGGATAATTCCAAAGGAACCAAGGTTTTAAACTGGATAAGGCTTACGCTGGCATTTTCAAAGTCAACATTTTCAAAGCGCAAAAGCCGTATGTCTGACTGTCTTAACCCCAATCGGACCGCAATTAAAAGAATTGCGTAATCACGCTTGCCTTGCGGCGTAAAAGTTTCTACGCTTTCCAGCAGCTGGTTGATTTCCGATTCGCTGTAAACCGAAGGTATTGCTTTGTGCTTTGACATTGACGGCAAGATGCCGGTGTAGTTTGTTGTTACAACACCAGCATCAAGCAAATACTGAAACAATCGTCTCGAATACGAAACGAAATGGTACTTGTTTGTGGAACGCATATAAGCCGACGTCAGATTTTTGGCATCGATGTCCTCCCAACCGGCGACGCCTTGTTCTTCAAAATCCAGCAACATCTTGGTACAAGCAACACGGTATTGATTGACGGTAATGTCCTTCAGTCCTTCTTTGTGTATTGTCTGCAGGAACCGCTCGAGAACCTCAGAAAACTGTTTGGGGCATTGCAACGGAACCTTGCTCGTTTGGTAACGAAAGACGTTACGAGGTTTACGTTGCCAGAAACTATTACCATAGAGGAATTCGTTAAGATGCCGGATTGCAGCTCGACGATACCCAAGCGTTGAATACCCTTTATAGCCATGAGCCTTTTCTGATTCATAAAATGCCATGCCAACTTCCGGTGAATACTCGTTATAGCCATTTGCCTCAGCGTACTCTATGAGTAAATCCACAGATCTGGTATAGCGTTTGTATTCTCCCTGTGGTTTCAGGATTTCACGCTTAACGTATTCCATGAAATCCGATTTTAGTTTGTTCCAATAGCTACTGTTGCTATCGTTCATAATGCTCACTCCTATCGTAATTTTTTGGAATTTGACTGTAATTCCTAACGATAGTATAGCAAACACATATGAAGAATTATCCGAGGAGTTCACTACGAATTCCCCGGATTTTTCTATGATTCTGGGGAGAAAGGAGGATAACTTTATTTATGGGATATGAT